CCTATGGGTACAAATCCACCTTCGTTTCTATAATCTTTTTCCATACCTCCAAGGTTCATGAGTCCTCCTTCTTGAGCTGCTACTCTTCCACCAACAGCATAATTTGGATAAGGTAAAAATTGATTTCTTGGTGGTAAAAAAGCATAGTAACTTTCTATTTCTTTAATTCTTCCAGCGTCTCCTGATTCATAAGCTTCATCTATTTCAGCTCTTATTTGAGAAGGTATTACTTCATTACCTCTTGAATCTAACATTTTTCCGCCTCCACCTCCACCACCAGGCATTTGATCTACTTTAGTAGGCATAAAAGCTGATGCACCTAAACCAAAAAGACCTGCTACTTTAAAAGGATTAAAACCATCTTGATCTTTATTTAATAACATGGCACTTAAAAATTTATTGTCAGCCATTTTAGGAATCAATTCTGTATAACCACCAAAACCACCTAATTTTGTAGCTCCAAATAATTTTGGTCCGTACGCAAAGGCTCCCGCTGCTAGTGCTGCTTTACCAAAATCACTTTTTAAAACTTTTCCTGCTGCTTTGGCTACACTACCTACAGCTTTACCAATACCTTTAGCAATCTTACCTAAAAAAAACCCTTGTCTTGGTACAGCATTCATAATGCCGCCCATGTTTCTTGGTACTCTGCCACCTTGATTAAATATATAAGAGGCTCTTGTTACGTCTGCCGCTTCTGCACCAGCACCAAAACGTGATGGATCAAATTCAAATGTTTGTGTTTCTTTTTCTTCAACAGGTCCAACACCTACACCATAATTAAAAGGTAAATAACTTTGACCCCCTCCTTCACCTCTTCCTAAAATTAAATTACCACTTTCATTTACATTTGTGTAACCGTATTCTAAAGGTCTACCATCAGGTCCTCTTTTAGTAACATACTTGTCACCTAATCCACCCACGTTACCTGCGTATTTAATTCCAGGGCTACCCATTTTTGTAGCCATAAAAGTTCCGTAGTCCATATGATCAGGTCGCATAGACGGTCGAGGATCTGTTATTTGATTTTTATCGAAAGCTCCATCAAAAAAATAGCTAGATAAATCTTCATCTAATAAATTTTCTGGAACTTGAACACCTTGATCTTTTAAATATTTAGCGTAAGCTTTTCTATATTTTTGGATTCTTTCTTTTTGTCCTGGAATTAAAGAGTTAACAGTGTTATATCTAAATTTGTTATAACCTTTGTACATATCCTTAAAATTAGGAATATTTAATTTCTTTTTTTCTTTTGGAGCTTTAGGTTGGGGATTATTTGCAGCATAATATTGTGAACCTTTTTCTACAGCACTTCTATCAGGACCGTCTCCACCACCGCTATAAGTTCCTCCATAACCTTTTCCACTGTCATCTTTACCTTGATAACTACCTCTTTCTTTTCCATCTGATGTACCTTTTGTAGAATAACTTCCACCAACATATGCTTTACGGCCATCTTTACCCATGACTCCACCAAAGGCTGCTTGTTGTCTTCTGATTTTATTTAGTGCTGTTATACCAGCCATGACTACATCCCTCTGTTATAGAGACCCATCAAACCACCGTTGGCTGCCATTGCAACTTTTTCTCTCATGTCAACATCAGCTATTCCGCCACCAGGCATTTGTTCCTGCATGTTAACATTCTCGCTCATCATCATTTCTGGAGCTTGAGATTGGATTCCTGATTGATCTTGTTGCAACTGTTGTAAAATTTGTTTCCAGATACCACTTTGAAAAAATGCTTCAAAGCTAGCAAACTGAACTTTTTGTTCTGGTTCCATTTGTGACCATATTTCTGCCGCAATTTCCATACCTTGTTGATCTTGACCTCCACCCATTCTAATATCACCCCTATTGTATTTAATGTCAGGTGCTCCAGCTTGTATAGATTCGTTCATTGAAATTTTTTCTTCCATAGTATCTCCTTTTACTTTGTTTTTGAGAACAAATCAAGAGGTGGCATAATAACTTTTACATCTTGTGCCATTTCTTCTGCTTTGTACCCTTTAATTTCCCAGTCTTTTCTTTCCTTAAAAACCTCACCGGTTTCTTTGTGTCTGTAAGTTTCTTCTACTTTAGCGTTATATACTTTCATTATGTTGTTACCTCTTTCTTAATGTTTAAATAACTAATAGCTACATCAAACGAATCTGACGTGCTTGCTTGCACTGTAAAAGTTTTTCCACCCTCAACTATTAGCGGTTGTGTTAATAATTCTGTTGTTGTGTTAGCTGTTAACTGTGCTGATTTAATAGCTGTAATACTGTTGTTTGTGACAGTTACTGTAGGTGTACCAGCAGATGTAACTAATATTGATTTAATAACTATGGTTTCATTAACTGCAGGAATACTAGCACCTAAAGGTGTAAGAGCAGCACCACTTGTACTGTTATCTATACCTACAAATTTATATTGGTTTACTACTGCCATTAATCTAAAAAGAAACTTCTAGCTTCTATCTCCTGTTTTAATTCTTCTTGAAATGTAGTGTTTAATTTTTCAAGAACCGCATCTAAATCTCTAACTAAAGATTGTGCTACGTCTTCTTCATACTCTGAGCTTGCTCTAGTTAATGTTTGTACTATCTTAGCCATTATCTTCTTCCTCCAGCATGTATATCTAATCTAAAAGTTCCTAGCTTCCAACT